AAAAGAATAGGAGGAGAGATAAATGGAAGCATATTTAGAACTTATTTCAGTACCCGCTATTGCGGCAGTTGTATACTGGGTGATTAACCTTATTAAGTACGCAGTCGGAGAGAACGAAAAGTTCAAGCGATTTATTCCTATCGTGGCGGCGGTTCTCGGCGCTATTTGTGGAGTGATTTGCTACTTCGCAATTCCGTCAATCGTCCCGGCGGAAAACTTGCTTGTAGCCATTGTAATAGGTGGAGCAAGTGGCTTGACCGCAACGGGTGCTAACCAGGTATTCAAGCAGCTTACGAAAGGTGACGAAAATGAAAGGGAATAAAGAATTTAAGATTGCATATGCCAACGCCATAGTCGAAAGGCTATGGCTTAAAGGCTTGCTATCGGATGAGCAAAAGGATAGAATTATAGCGAAAAATTCATTGTTAATTCTTTCTTAATTTAGAAGAATTACGCTGGACTTTTATGAAAGAGCACGGTATTTTTGTGTTGCCCACTAAAGGGTGGGCAAAAAAATTTACTCTTGGTTCAAACCCATACAAGGGAGAGAGTGTAGAGAAGAGGAGGAACAAATGGAAACAGCAATAGCCTATATAAGGGTATCGACAAAAAGTGATGCACAGATGCATAGTTATGAGTACCAACTAGACTACTGGCAAAAGTATATCGGTATGAAACCAGGACAAAAGTTCGGTGGCATATATGCAGACTACGGCATCAGCGGAAAGAGTATGGCAAAGCGTCCGCAACTTCTTCAATTGCTTGCAGATGCAAGAAAGAAAAAGTTCAATGTCGTGTATGTAAAATCCGTATCAAGGTTCGCACGTAACACAGAAGACCTGCTCAACATGGTGAGAGAACTTCGAGATTTAGGAATAAGAGTATATTTCGAAAAAGAAAACATAGACACCTTCGACCCCACATCGGAGGTGTTTTTAACAATCGCCGCGTCGATAGCAGAGAACGACCTAAAAATCTATTCCGAAAACCAAAAGTGGTCTATAAGGAAAAAGTACCAAGAGGGGTACATAAGGATAGGCACAAAGATACTTGGTTATAGGATGGACAAGAAAACGAACACCTTAATCAAGGTGGAGAGCGAAGCCGAAACGGTAAGGTACATATACGACTTGTATATGAGTGGACTAGGCACGCTTGAGATAGCCAAACGGCTAATAAAAGAAGGTCGAACTAATGCCGACGGAAAGGTGCGATGGGATAGAGGTTCGGTAAGATACATTCTACAGAACGAAAAATACAAAGGCGATGCACTAATGAATAAGTTTATATCAGTAGACGGACGGTGCATCAAGAATGACGGCCAAGAGCGAATGTACTACCAAGAAAAAATACACGAACCGATTATCAGCGATGAGTTGTTCGAGGCGGTACAAAAAGAGAAACATAGGCGTGGGAGTGAAAAACTACGAGGAAAGCCACACGAAGTCTATCCGTTCACGGAAAAGATTATATGTGGGGTATGTGGAAAACACTATGCACACAAAATCAACAACACGAACAAGCCCTGGCGGAGTGAGATATGGATATGCCATACCCAAAACTTCTATGGGGTAGCGACCTGCAACAACCTACGTATAAAAGACGAGGTGCTGAAAGCAAAGTTCGTGGAATGCTACAACGAATTCGTGTCAACAAAACAAGACAACGATATCGTGAAAAGGCACAAAGAAACCTTGGCGAAACTGATAAAACTAGAAGATGACCTAACGGCACTCAAGGTAAACCGAATGATACCGTTAGATGCATACAACACCGAGGTGGAACGGATAAGAGCCCAAATAGCGGAAATAAGGGCAATGATAGCCGCTTACGATATGAAAGGCATATCAAAAGAAGACTATCAACCTATAACCGAGTTTGACGAAACAAAAGTGGAAAAATTCCTAGACCACGTAGAGATACTAGATAAGGTAGTGACATTCGTGTTCATAAACGGAGCAAAGATAAGCCGAGAGTATAACAACGGGCAAGCGGGCAACCAAAAGGGTTGGCGAGATAAACAAGCAGAAAGATTAAGAAAAGAGGAGGAAACCAATGGAAACAACGACTAGAAGAGTGGTAAGAGAGATACCTGCCCTTTACATGGGAGCAAAGCAGAAGGTAGAAGAAAAGCTGCGATTAGGCTACTATGCGAGAGTAAGTACCTTAAACGAAGAGCAAGAAGACTCATACGAAAACCAAAAGGAATTCTTCACGAAAATAATCAATAACCGACCCGATTGGAAACTCGTAGGCGAGTATGCTGACTGGGGAACGACGGGAACAAAGACGGAAGGACGAAAAGAGTTCAATCGCATGATGGAAGATTGTCGAGCGGGAAAACTTGATAGAATCCTTGTAAAGTCAATCAGCAGATTCGCACGAAACACGGTAGATACCTTACAATGCATAAGAGAGCTGAAAGAACTTGGAATCAGCGTGTGGTTCGATAACGAAAGGATAGACACTATGACGGCGGGTGGTGATGTGCTTATAACGATACTCGCTGCAATGGCGGAGCAAGAAAGTAGAACCATGTCAACCAACATAAAATGGGCATACCAAAAGCGATTCAAAGACGGCAAAGTAATCATTAACTATAGGTCAACGCTAGGATATACCAAAGACCCTGATGGTGATGGATATATAATCGTAGAAGAAGAGGCTAGGCTAGTACAAAGGATATTTAGGGAATACCTATCAGGAAGAACCTACAGACAGATAAGCGATACCTTGAATGCGGAGGGCATTACAACAAAGCATGGGAACAAATGGAAACCAAGTGCAGTAGATCGAATGCTGTCTAATGAGAAATACACTGGCAATGCGATACTAGGAAAAACCTTTAAGCCAGATGTACTATCCAAGTCACGAAAGAAGAACGACGGAACAGCACCAATGTACTATGTGGAAAACAGCCACCCAATGATAATCACGCAAACAATGTTCGACATGGTGCAAGCGGAGAAGAAACGACGCACCGAGCTACGAAGTTCGGTGAAAACGGGTGCTGGAAAGTACAGTAGCCGATATGGGTTCAGCGGGTTGCTAGTGTGTGGCGACTGCGGTGGTAAGTTCCGTAGGTTCGGAAGAAAACTCGCAAACGGAGAGTATGTTCCCACCTGGGTATGCGTAAACCACCAAAAGGACAAACATCGCTGCACAATGAAACCGTTAAAGGAAATGGATATCTACGACGCGTATCGAAGAGCGGTGGAAAGACTACTTGGCAACGCTGACGACATAATAAGCATCATAAAGACGAATATAGAAGAAGAGTTCGCTACGACAAAGGAAGAGAGCCTTGAAAAGGTAAGTGCCGAACTAATAAAAAAGCAAGAAGAGATAATGAGAATGTTCAGACGCAAGAGCTGTGGCGAGGTGGATGACGAAACCTATAACCAAGCCTACGCTGAATTAAGCCGAGAGGTGATGGCACTCCAAGAGCAAGAAACGAAGCTCAAGGAAATGAACACGAAAGCGGCTATAGAAAAGCAAAAGCAGATGGACATACTCGCAATCCTAAACGAAGGAAAGGCACACTACATGGAAAACGAAGTAATGCGAATGCTGATAGAAACCATCAAGGTAATAAACAAGCATAGCGTAGAATTCCAATTCAAGTGCGGAGTGAATATCATAGAGAAAGTATAAAAAGCGACCACTATCCTAACAAAGGGTAGTGGTCTTTTTTTCGTTTTAAGAGTGCTAAAAATGGAGATGGTTTGCATCCTTAAAACTGCACAATGCACCCTTAAAAGGGCGAAAAACAGCCAAAAAACAACAAAAATCGACAAAATCCATCGTAAGGGTGCAAGAGTGCAAAGGTGTCTGCGAAACTACTTTAACTGCTTAATAAGTAGGTTCAAGACTTGTCGGCTTTCTTCTGAAATGTCGTTGTAAGAAATAAGGAAGAGAGCATCTTGGGAATAGATAACTTCTTCGATATTAAAGAAGACGAACAGAGAAATGCCAAGGACATCGCAGATAGCACAAATAGACGATAAAGATGGAAGAGTATTACGTGCTTTGATATGGCGGAAAAACGATTCGTCAAGTTCGGCTTCATGACAAAGTTGCCGAAGCGTAATTCCCTTACTAGACGCAAAAAAGTCTATACGGTCTAAAAATGTATGCGTGTCCCAGATTTTAACGTTCTTCATACAATCACCTCCTTTCTAGATTTACCCTATGCCAGCAAAAGGGGTGTTTTGTTTTAGCGTATATTCAAAATAATTACAAGTCCTTTTGCCAACTTAAAGGACATTTATCACGCATTTAGTTTTTAGAGCGTGATTTTTGTCCTTGGTAGATAAAGTTGTTAGATGTTAAAATAGGGTAGTGAAAGAAGGACTTTGTTATGAAAAATACTGAAAACAACGTAAAATTCTATAAAAGTGTAAAGACACGACAAGTTGAGTGGCTTTGGTATCCTTACATTCCGTATGGGAAGATTACAATCATTCAAGGCGACCCTGGTGATGGTAAATCCACGTTTGCACTAAACCTTGCTTCTATTATATCAAATGGAGCTGAACTTCCCCTTGCGGAACAAAGGGCATTGCAAAGTATTGTTATATACCAAAACAGCGAGGACGGAAAAGAAGACACAATTGTGCCAAGATTAAAGGCATGTAATGCAGACCTAGATAAGATTGCTTACATAGACGAATCGTGGGATATTTTGTCTTTGTCGGATGACCGCATAGAGAAAGTTCTTCAAGAAACGGGAGCAAGGTTGCTCATCCTAGACCCAATACAAGCCTACTTGGGGAATGGAACAGATATTAACAGGGCAACCGACATAAGACCCATTATGAGCAGAATATCGAGAGTAGCGCAACAATATAATTGCGCCATTGTTCTTATAGGACACATGAGCAAAGCGTCGGGGTCAAAAGGGTTATATAGGAGCCTTGGTTCAATTGATATCCCAGCAGCGGCTAGAAGTGTTTTGCTTGTTGCAAGAACGAACCCGATGGGGAGCGAAAGGGTACTAGCGCATGTAAAGAGCAACCTAGCGCCGCTTGGTGATTCTATACTATTCAACATAGAAAAAGGGTCGAACATTACCTGGTTGCGAAAATCCAAGCTCACAGCGGAACAAGTTCTTTGTGGGGATATAGAAGAAAGTCAAAGTAAAGAAGAGCGCGCGATGAGTATACTGCTCGAACTTTTAACAGGAGAGCAAGAAATTAGCGCTGAAAAGATACAAGAATTCTTCGAAAAACAGGGCATATCTTTAAGAACAATAAAGACGGCAAAATCGAAGTTAGGAATAAAGTCTATAAGAAAAGACGGTGGTTGGTTTTGGACTCTAGGAGAAAACTATGAAGACAATATATAAAATACCCCGTTGAAAAGATAGGAGCAGCAAGTTGTTGATAATTAATAATTTAGAAGGCGAAACAAAATGAGTGATAACAAAAGGGATATAACCAAAAGTGAACAACGTGAAGAAATAAAAGAGTATTATTCCACCCGTGACACAGATATAGAAGTTATTCCTATAAGCATAACAAAAAAAGAACTGCTTAAGCAGTCCGAAGAAAAAGTGCGAATTGTCTTATACAAGCGCGTTTCCACTGATAGTTTACAGCAAGCGTCGTCAATAGCATTACAAGAGGTAGCGATTGACGATATTTTAAGGGTACACCCAAACTGGGAACTAGTGGAAACATACACAGACGAGGGTATATCAGGAACATCAACGAAGAATCGTGTAGGCTTTAACCAGATGATAGCCGATGCCGAAGCGGGTAAGTTTGACTTGATTGTCACTAGATCGGTTTCGCGTTTTGCAAGAAACCTACTTGACTGCGTAAAGACATACCGACACCTAGCGGAATTATCGCACCCTGTTTACGTTTATTTTGTTTCAAATAACATAATCACTAACGGCGAACAGTCGGAGATGATATTGAACTTTATGGCAATGCTTGCAGAAGAAGAGTCGCACGTCAAGAGCGACGTCATGAACAGCTCCATTGAAGTTAGATTTGGCAACGGCAAGTTCCTGGTGGCGGCGTGTTTAGGCTTTGACAGAGTAAGAGAAACGCCATGGTCAAGACCATACTTGGTTATTAACCAAGAAGAGGCGAAGACGATTAGGGAAATGTATGGCTTGCTATTATCAGGGCATACAACCCAAACAATCGCACGTATACTCACGGAAGAAGGGCGACTAACAAAAAAAGGCAGACCTATATGGACTGCCAACACCGTAACGGCCGTGTTGAAGAACGAAAAGAATTACGGTGCTTTATATGCCCGTAAGACTTACACGCCGAACTATCGTGACCACAAATCTAAAAAGAACCGTGGAGAGCGTCTTCGCTACAAAAAGGAAAACCATCACGAAGGTATTATTAGTAAAGAGATATTCACCTTTGCGATGAAAATACTTGAAACCAGAGCAAAGCGACGTGGAGTCAAGGTTGTTACCGCATTAAGCGTAATTAACACGGGAATACTCCGTGGCTTTGTAAAGGTTGAGAGAGGCTGGAATGGTACAGATATAGACGATTATATTGAGGCAAATCGTTTAGCGTATCCGTCAACAGCAATGCAGCAAAGAACCAAGCAAGTACAGTTTGGAGATATCAGCAATTTCAACCTGGCGGGGTTTGAGTCGGTTGCAACGGTGCTGTTCGGAGCAAGAGATAGAGCCACGATACTAATTGATTTTAACGCTGTGCAATTCAACAAAAAGGCAGTTACTAGGCTTGATGAAACGGAGTACATAGAGGTATTCTTTAACCCCAAAACATTTGAGCTCGCTGTAAGACCTGCTGATAAAAACTCGCCTAGCGCTATAAAGTGGTATTCACAATATAGGAGTGGCGCAACACCATATAAAATCCCTATCCGTAATTTTACCGAAATGCTGTACGACTATATGCAATGGAATACGGATTACAAGTTTAAGGTTTACGGGGAAAGTAGAAACCACGGAGATGAAAAGGTTTTATTCTTCTCGCTACGAGATATAGAAATACTCGTCCCGGCGGAAGACGGAGAAGGAACATCGCCACATAAAAAGTATGTTTCATACTACCCAGAATCGTTTGTAAACCAGTACGGACAAGATGCATACCAGACTATTTATTCAACAAGAGCGTATCTAGCCGATTACTTTAGAGTATGGGATGCACATGTCGGTAGCATAGCAGTAAAAGAAGATGAAATGGACGCCAAAGTTAGAAGGGCAGCCCAAGAATTATTAGGAAATCCAACGGAGGAATAAAAAATGGATGAAAAAGAATTTCGCCCTATGAGGGGTGAGGACAAGGAAATAGTAATGGACGAATACGACTTTGGTGGATGCCAGGTCGTAAGACGTGAGTTCTTCTCACATACATATGAACCGTCGATAAGGTTTACACATTCGTCGGTGCAATTTAACACGGCTTGCTTAAAGAAAATAACCGAGAGCAACTACGTGCAGTTCTTATTGAACCCAGAGAAAAAGCAACTTATAATCAAGCCTTGTGGAGAAGACGAAAGGGCGGCGGTTCGTTGGTGTAGCGTTGGTGTTAAAGACGGTAAGCGTAAACCTAGGGAAATAAAGGGAAACATCTTCACGATGAAACTTTACGATATGCTTGGCTGGAACACTAACTATAAATACAAATTATTAGGCGTCGTAATCCGTGTGCAAAATGAAAGGTTGCTTGTGTTTAACCTTGAAGACACGGAAGTGTTTACGCCTACTCAAGTAGACGAAGACGGAACGCCTTTAAGACACGGTCGCAAGCCACATTTCCCGCTTGCTTGGAAAGACTCGTTTGGCTTGCCCGTAGAAGAACACGCTGAACAACTTAAGATTAACGTATTGGACGGCTTCGCTAGATTCCAAGTTGTTAAACCTAAACCGATAACCCAGCCTAGCGATACGGGCTTCTCGCCGGGAGTAAAGGTTACAGCAAACCCGCAACCTACTTTATTAGATGTATTTGATGATGGAGGTAACGATGGAAAAAACTAAATTTAGGATGTTCTTTAGACCATCCGTTTATAGAATGGTAATCAACCAGAGTTCCATACTTGCTATGGGATACCCAAAACGCGTTAGATTGCTATTCAATGAAGAGAAGAAAGAATTGATAGTGCAGCCATGCAACGAACATGAAACGCTAGCATTCAAAGTTCCTAAAGATTTTATGGAAGACTCACACGGGTTTGAAATAACGTCGAAGATATTCATGCACAAAATCTACAGCCAATTAGGTTGGGATATAAAGAACCGCTATAGGGTTTACGGTAAGCACTATGAAAAGGATAATGTGGTAGTCTTCAGTTTTGAAAATTGCGAAATCATAACAGATGAGGAGGCAAACAATGAAGGCTAACGATGATATCGGCGAGAAGATAAAAACACTACGCGGAAAACTGATGATGACCCAAGAAGAGTTAGCAAGCAAATTGCACGTCGCTCCCCAAACCGTAAACAGATGGGAACAGGGCAAAGCAAAACCAAGTTTCTTAAGCCTAAATGCTTTGCAAAAGTTCTTTGAGAAAAAGGGGGAGAAGTTAGATTGAAAGAACTATATAAAAAGCAAAAAATTGTGTGCAACAAAATCATGTGCCGTCGTTGTGGAGAAATAATTGAATCAAAGACGGTGCATGACTATAAAACATGCAAATGCGGATCGTGTGCCGTGGATGGTGGACACAACTATTTAAGGCGCTGCTATACGAATCGAGATGACATAATTGAAATGTCCGAAGTAATCATGGTGGACAAAGAGGATGATAATTAATAGTGGAGAACAACTCCGAGAAAGGAGGAAAGAAAAGGGGTTAACGCAAACTCAAGTGGCAAACCAAGCTCAAATAAAACTACGCCAGTATCAGCG